ACTCAGGCCGTGCGCTGGCGCGACGATGACGTCAACCCCACCGCGTCAGTCGGGATGCCGCTGGCTGCGGGCGTGACGCTGCAATACGACGGCGATCTCACCAAGATCAAGTTCATTGAGCAGTCGGCCAGCGCCAAGCTGAACGTCTCTTACTACGCCTGAAGGAGCAGTCATGGTCACTTACGGCGACGGCGGGGTTATTGATCCGGCCAAATTTCTTGACTACATTGCCAAGCAGTTCCCCACTGATCTGGCCAACCTGGTGAACGCCCGCGACGAGTTGGCCAAACGCCAGGGCGCCATGAGCGCGGTGGAGAAGGCCAACAAGGACCGCGAGAAAGCGGCCAAGGTGTTGGAGGCGGCAACGGCGGAAGCGGCGACCATCGTGGCCGACGCACAGAAGATTGCCGACACCAACGCCGCCAAGAAGGCCGAGTTGTACGCTCTCGAAACGGAGTTGGTCGCAGATCGAAAAGCGTTTGCTGCTGAGACCGTAGCCAAGACTGCGGATCTGACGACCCGTGAGCAGCAAGTCGCCAGCCGCGAGATTGCGGTGGCCGCGCTGCAGGCCGAATACGCGAGCAAACTGCAAGCCCTTGATGCAGACCGGGCGGCGCTGAATGCTCGGGTGAAGGCGTTCCAAGACAAGGTTGCCGCGCTTAGCGTGTGAGGTAGCACATGCCTACAGTATTCCTTTCCGTCTTTGGTGGGGTAGGTGCCCAGTTCTTTGACAACAACGGCACTCCGCTGGCAGGCGGAAAAATCTACACCTATGCGGCTGGAACAACAACTCCTTTACCTAGTTACACAACTAGCGTGGGAAATGTTGCTCGTACAAACCCAATCATCTTAGATGCCGCTGGACGAGTGCCCAGTGGCGGTGAAATTTGGATTACATCAGCATCGTATAAATTTGTTCTTACTGATTCAAATGATGTATTGATTGCAACGTATGACAATCTTTTTGGTATTGGCGTAGTAACGTATCAAATACAAAATTTCACAGGCAATGGATCAACTGTTGCATTTACGCTGTCTTCTGCGCCAGTCAATGAAAATTCAACATTTGTTTACATCAATGGTGTATATCAAAACAAGAATACATATTCTGTTAGCAGTACAACACTTACATTCTCAGAAGCACCGCCTCTTACTTCAAAAATTGAAGTGATGTTTATTTAAGGAATTATCATGGCAGATAAAAAGATTTCCGCGCTAACTGGCGCATCGACCCCTCTAGCTGGCACAGAAGTTCTTCCCATTGTTCAATCAGGCGCAACAGTTAAAGTTGCGGTAAGTGATTTGACTGCTGGCCGTGCAATTAGCGCAACAGAAGTCACTGTATCAACCGGCAATGTAATTATCGGCACATCAGGCCAAGGCATCGACTTTTCTGCTACACCAGGCACAGGCACAAGCGAGTTGTTGGCTGACTATGAAGAAGGCACTTGGACACCAACACTTAATGGATTTACAACTTCTGGAACTGTAACTGCAACTGGTTCTTACAGAAAAGTTGGAACAATTATGTACATTCGGGCGCAAGTAGCTGTGTCTGGTGGAACAACAGCGTGTGTTGCGGGAACATCGTACTTTACAAATTTGCCTTTCTCTGCAAGTGAGGCAGGTGGATGTGTTACAAATAACTTTAGTACTGGAATTGGTTTAGGAACAGGCAGTATTCAGGGTGGTTTTATATACCCAGCAAGTTGGGCTGCTACGGCAAATACAATTGTCATTGACGGCACTGTTATCGTAGCGTAAGGAAATAAAATGTCTTTGACCAAAGTTTCGTATTCGATGATTGAGGGAGAATGCAACAACGTCTTGGACTTTGGTGCAGACCCAACTGGCGTTGCTGACAGCACCGCAGCATTTAACTTGGCTGCTTCTGGTGGCAAGCGTGTTTACATCCCGTCTGGAACGTATAGCGTTTCAAACGTGTTATTTCGAGGTGGCGAGCAATTTGTTGGCGAAAATAAAATTGACACTATTCTTGAGGTCAACACCAACAACACAGCGGCTTTTTACAATGACTGGACAACCTCTTTTGTGGTTCAGGGACTTGTTGAGAATCTAACAATCCGCGCCAAGTCAGGCGTTACTGGCGCAAGAGGTTTCAAGCAACTCGATAACAGCACCTACACAGGCTACACAACATTTTCAAATGTGGAAACTTGGCGTGACCTTGAAGTTGCATACGATGGTTTCTTTATTTATTGCTTGTGGGATCAGTGCCGTGATGGTTATCGTGGAAGCGCAGTAGTTGGTCAGAAGCACCAATTCATTCGATCTGCGCCAGCGGCTTATGGTCAAGGAAACCAGACCAATCTGAACAGAGTTACAAATTCACAATCGTATCGTTCTGATGCAACCGATGGATTTGTGTTTATTTCTTATGGCGTTCAGTGGGCTTTTTACAACACTGGTTTTGAAGGTGGCGATGCATCAGCTATTGTTTGCGATGGCATCTACAGCGTTGTTATTCAAGGCTGTTATTTTGAGGCAATTGAAAACGCAGATATTATTATTTGCAAAACTAGCCCAGCACCAAATGCTCAAGGAACAAGGCCAGTTTTAGTTACGGGTTGTTTTGTTTCTTGCCGTCCAGTAAATTTGCGGTTTGTAAGTCTAAGCGGCTCTGCCGTTGCAACAATTACAAATAATGCGTTTGCAGTTGTTCCTGCTACCATGCAGCTTACAGACGGTACAGAAATGTACGAAGTGTATGGAAATGTTGCACTTAGTGGACCAGCGACAATTTTCTTAACTGGAATTTCTGCCGCCCGTGATAATGTATTATTGCGTGGCACATCTGAGGCAGAGGTAACATTTACCAATTCGCCACAAACGCAAAACCAAAACATTTTGCCAATTGGCCCAACGGGGCTTGGTGCATCTAACTTTACAAATAGCGGCTTTACATCAGTAACAGATATTGCATCTGCAATTGGTCTTGCCGGAAATGCTGTTCAATTTCTTTTTTCTGCTTCTCAATCAATTGCTTACTATCAAATCCCTGCCAAATTGGTTACATTTTTGAAAGGCAAGCAGATTACTGCGGCAGCGTTTAGTTATGCCTCAATTACAGCATCACCTGGAACTGATGTTCTTTCAATGCGTATCTGGGACAGCGTTGTACCAAGCACAACTAATCAATCAGCCACAGTAGATTTGTCTAGTAATGCTGGTGGTGATTTAGTGCCAGGCTATTTAAATTACACTGTTGGCGCGGCTTCAACATCTTTGTATATTGGTTTTCGTGCGGGTGCTTCAGGAAGCGGCACTGCCGTGGCGATTGAATCATTGAAATTGGTGCTTGGTGAAGTAAAAGCCATGTCACCAGGACTTAACTAAGGAAAGCATCATGGCACTATCAAAAACTTCACCAGGACTTAACTAAGGAAAGCATCATGGCACTATCAAAAACTATTCAAGTTAAACCAAGTGGTTTTGTTGACGACATTACAGTGTTTTCAGCCTATCATCGTGTTAGCACACTGTCTGGTAACAAACATGGCATCAATTTTAAAATCAATGTGTTTCAAACCAATGAATCTACAGAACCGTTGTTTGTAAAACAGTATTCATTTGCACCACAAATGGATGGCGGTAATTTTATTAAACAAGCTTACAATCATTTGAAAACACTGCCAGAATTTGCTGGCGCTGTTGATTGCTAAACCGTACCAGTTCGGACAACTGGAAACCTTAATGCCTGATTGGATGGTCAGGCTGGAAACAAGGAAATGATATGTTGGAAAAAGTTATCTCTGTCGATCTGATTGAAATTGTTGAAAACGGCTCAATTCAAGTTCGTACCAAGACCGCAATCAAAGAAGATGGCAAGCAGATCAGCGGCACGTTCCACCGCCATGTTGTTGCCCCTGGCGATGATTACAGCGGCGAGGACGCAAAGGTGCAGGCTATCTGCAAGGCCCTGCACACCAAAGATGTTGTGGCTGCGTACAAAGCTGCACAAGTGAAAGAATCTGCCGCATAATAGCGGCACAACCTGTACCGGCGCAGCGCACCGGGCACTCTAACGAGTACTTATGACCACAGATACCTTAGCGGAAGTTGACTCCGTGCAAGCACCCGAGGTGACGGCCACCCCGGAACCAGAGCTTCATACGCCGGCAAACGCTGAACAACAGCCCGTTGAGGAAAAACCTGCGGAACGATTGTTTACTCAGGCAGAACTTGACGAGGTGGTGGACAAGCGTTTTAAGAAAGCGCGTCGACAGTGGGAACGAGAGCAAGCGGCCAGGTCAGCAGAAATGCAAACCCGGCAGTCTGCGCCGAAAGATGTTCCGCCAGTTGATCAGTTTGAGTCTCCTGAAGCCTACGCGGAAGCGCTGGCCGTAAAGAAGGCCGAAGAACTGATTGCCTTGCGAGAGCAGCAGAAGGCGCAGGCAGCGATTGCTGACGCTTATCACGACAGGGAAGAAGAGGCCCGGAGCAAGTACGACGACTTTGAACAAGTCGCCTACAACCCGAGCGTCCGAATCACTGACGTGATGGCCGAAACGATCCGCGCTTCTGATGTTGGCCCTGATGTAGCCTACTACCTCGGAGCCAACCCCAAAGAAGCGGACCGTATCTCGCGCTTGTCGCCGTTCTTGCAGGCAAAAGAAATTGGGAAGATTGAAGGCAGACTGACCGACAATCCGCCCGTCAAACGAACTACGTCAGCGCCAGCACCGATCACACCTGTCACAGCCCGAAGCAGCAACAACCCGTCTTACGACACGACTGACCCGCGCTCCATCAAGAGCATGAGCACGTCGGAGTGGATTGAAGCTGAACGCGCGCGGCAGATGCGAAAGATGCAAGCGCAGGCATCCCGCTAAGACTTGAAAGGAATTCACCGTGGCCAATAGTATTCTGACCATTGACATGATCACCAGGAAGGCCCTGGAGATCTTGGAAAACAACCTGGTGCTCACGCGCAACGTGAACCGCCAGTACGACGACAGCTTCGCTGTCGAAGGGGCCAAGATCGGCTCCACGCTGCGCATCCGCCTGCCGGACCGCGCTCTGGTGACTGACGGCGCCGCTCTGCAAGTGCAGGACGACAACGAGCAGTTCACGACCCTGACCGTCTCCTCGCAGAAGCACATCGGCGTGAACTTCACGTCCGCTGAACTGACGATGCAGTTGGACGACTTCGCGGATCGTGTGCTGAAGCCTCGTATCAGCCAGTTGGCCTCCAGCATCGACGCTGACGTGGCCAACGCCTTCAAGACCATCGGCAACTCCGTTGGTACGCCTGGCACCACACCGGCCACCTCGCTGGTTCTGCTGCAAGCCCAGCAGAAGCTCAACGAGAACGCTGCGGTGATGTCGCCTCGCTACGCCACCGTCAACCCTGCGGCCAACGCTGGGCTGGTGGAAGGCATGAAGGGCTTGTTCAACCCGACCGACACCATCAGCAAGCAGTTCAAGAACGGCATGATGGGCACGGGCGTGCTGGGCTTCGACGAGATCAACATGTCTCAGTCGATCAAGCAGTTCACGACTGGCTCGCGCACCAACGGCACGACCTCTGCGGCGGTGACGGCCGAAGGCGCGACTTCAATCGCGCTTACCGGCTTGGGCAGCACCAACACCGTTCTTGCTGGCGACGTGTTCACCGTGGCTGACTGCTTTGCGGTGAACCCGCAGACCCGCGAGTCCACTGGCTCGCTGTTCCAGTTTGTGGCGCTTGCCAACGTGACTGCATCGGGCGGCGCGGCGACTGTTACGGTTGCTCCGATCTACTCGGCCAACCACGCGCTGGCTACCGTGAACGCTCTGCCTGCTACCAGCAAGGCAGCGACGTTCATCGGTTCTGCGTCTACGCAGTACCCGCAGAACCTGGTGTACCACAAGGACGCGATTACGTTCGCCACTGCTGACCTCTTGCTGCCGCAAGGTGTTGACATGGCTGCGCGCGCCAACCACAACGGCATCAGCCTGCGTATCGTGCGTCAGTACGACATCAACAACGACCGGATGCCCTGCCGGATTGACGTGCTGTACGGTTACAGCACCATCCGTCCGCAGATGGCTTGCCGTCTCTGGGGCTAAACCGAAACGGGGGCTGCTAAGCGTATAGCGGCCCCCTTTTGAACTTCATCTGAAAGGAATCAATCATGGCTCTCCCTAATGGCGCTGGCGGCTACCAAGTTGGTCCAGGCAACCGCAACGAAACTACGATGGGGTACGCGGCTGCTCCGCAAACCGCAACCGCAACCGCAACCCTGACGGCTGCGCAACTGATCGGCGGCATGTTGGTGGCCAACCCATCCACGACCGCGGCGACCTACACGCTGCCTGCTGCATCGACGCTGGACACCGCGCTGCCCAACGCTACCGTTGGCAGCACGTTCGACCTGTCCGTTGTCAACATCGGCACGTCGTCTGGCACCGTGACGTTCTCTATGGGAACGGGCACCGGCTTCACTGACGGCGGCAACGCCGTCGCGGTTGTGGCCGTCACGACCAGCGCAATTTTCCGCTTCTGGAAGACTGCGGAAAATGCGTACACGGTCTACAAGGCTGCGTGATCAATCAGGGGGCTTCGGCCCCCGTTTTTGAAAGGAACGATCATGGCAAATACCAAGGCTGTCGGCGTCGCGTACAGCGACCCCGAGTTCGAAAGCGTTACCGTTACGGGTGCGGTTGCTGTTACGGGCGCTGTTACCGGCGCTTCGGTTAGTGGGGGTACCGTCTATGCGTCCAGCGAGTTGGGCTACACCGTTGCGGCGCAAGGCACCGTGACGCAGGCGACCAGCAAGAGTACGGCAGTCACGCTGAACACATCCGCAGGGCAGATCACTACCAACAACGCCGCGTTGAACGCCACCACGACGGTGACGTTCACGTTCAACAACTCCACCATCAGCGCCAATGACACTGTGGTTCTCACGGTTGCTGCGGGGGCGACGGCTGGCGGGTACAACGCTTGGATCACTGGTCTGAACGCTGGCTCTGCGACCATCGCTTTGCGCAACATCACAGGCGGCTCTTTGTCCGAAGCGGTGGTGCTGAACTTTGCGGTAATCCACTGCTTGACGTAACGGAAAGGGGCTTCGGCCCCTTGTCTCAATGGCTGTCATCTATCTTCGCCACCCCATCCACGGGGCCAAGGTTGCCACGATGGAAATGGAGGCGATCTACGACGAGCGAAACGGGTGGGAGCGGTATACTCCCGGCGTTGAAAACGAGCAAGACGCCGCGCCGCCAGTGAACGCACTGGGCCGCCGCCGCCGTAAGGAGCCAGAGCATGTCCTCAGCGGGTGATCAGATCCAGCGCGCCTTGCGTCTGCTGGGCGTATTGGCAGAAGGCGAAACCACATCCGCCGCCGTCATGCAGGACTCGCTGACGGCGATGAACCAGATGATCGACTCGTGGAACACCGAGCGGCTGTCTGTGTTCAGCACGCAAGACCAAGTGTTCAATTGGCCCGCCAGCACGATCAGCCGCACGCTGGGGCCTACGGGCGACTTTGTGGGCAACCGGCCTGTCCTGCTGGACGACTCGACGTACTTCCGCGACCCCGGCACGAACGTCAGCTTCGGCATCAAGATGATCAATCAGCAGCAGTACAACGGTATTGCTGTCAAGACGGTCACGTCAACGTACCCGCAGGTGTTGTGGATCAACATGACGTACCCCGACATTGAGATGTACATCTACCCGGTGCCCACGCGGCTGCTGGAATGGCACTTCATCTCGGTCGAGGAGTTGACGCAGCCGGCCACGTTGGCCACCGAGTTGACGTTTCCGCCAGGCTACCTGCGAGCGTTCACCTACAACCTGGCGATGGAGATCGCGCCCGAGTTCGGCGTCGAGCCGTCACCGCAGGTTCAGCGCATCGCCATGACGTCCAAGCGCAACATTAAGCGCATCAACAACCCGGACGACATCATGAGCCTGCCGTACTCGCTGGTGGCCACTCGCCAGCGGTTCAACATCTATGCCTCTAACTATTGAAGATGTTTAATTGTTGTCGTACTTGCTATGCCGGCCAGCAATAAACCCTTTGACGCCTTTGACCGCTCGCAACAGCCCTTGGCTTTTGTAAGCATCAATCGCGTGCTGGATGTTTTGCTGATGCGTCACAAGTTCCAAGTTCTCAAGTCTGTTGTCAGCGCGGTCAAGGTTCTTGTGGTTAACTTCAAGCCGTCCGGGGATAACTCCATTAAAGGACTCCCACATAAGCCGGTGAACGGCGCGTCGTGTGTACTTCGCGTCTTTGCACAGCGATACTTGCAAGTACCCCTTCAGCAAAGTTGTTTTGCACGACCGATGCCCCGCGTCCCCAACCCACGTTTTGCCCAACTTGATGGATTGAGCCGTGGGGATGCTGACGCGCAAAAACTCCGCGACTTCTTTCAGTGTAGCGCCAGCGGCAAACATTTCTTTGGCCTGCGGCACTTTGGCTGCGTCTACGGTCTTGCTTCGTGCAACACGGCGCACGTTACCGTGATCGCTGACCTCGTACAAACTTTCAAAGCCAAGAACTGGTTTCCACGTTTCCATGCTCAACCTCCGTTTAACATGAATGGTAGTGTAGCATGAAAACGCCGATCCTCGGCTCCAGCTATGTGGCCCGCAGCGTCAACGCTGCAGACAGCCGCATGGTCAACTTGTTCCCGGAGATCGTACCGGAAGCAGGCAAGGAGCCGGCGTTTCTCAATCGCGCGCCTGGACTGCGGCTGTTGGCCACACTCGGCATTGGGCCGATCCGAGGTCTGTGGTCGTTTTCCAACGACGCTACCACCGCGTTTGTCGTCAGCGGCATGCAGTTGTACAAGATCAACACCAGCTACACCGCGACGGCGCTAGGTACGGTGGCCGGCACGGGGCCGGTCAGCATGGCCGACAACGGCACCCAACTGTTCGTTGCGGCCAACGGCCCCAGCTACATCTACAACAACGCGACCAACGTCTTTGCGCAGATCACCGACCTAGACTTTCCTGGCGCGGCGACGGTGGGCTACCTTGACGGGTACTTTGTCTTCAACGAGCCGAACAGCCAGAAGATTTGGATCACAAGCCTGCTTGACGGCACCAGTGTTGACCCACTTGATTTCGCCAGCGCCGAGGGTTCGCCTGACGGCGTGGTGTCGGTGCTGTCCAACTTCCGCGAGATCTGGGTCTTTGGCACTAGCAGCGTAGAGGTCTGGTACAACACGGGCGCGTCGGACTTTCCGCTCCAGCGCATTCAAGGCGCGTTTAACGAGTTGGGCTGCGCCGCGCCGTACTCGGTGGCCAAGATGGACAACGGCGTGTTCTGGCTGGGTTCTGACCCCCGTGGTCACGGCACGGTTTACCGCGCTGACGGCTACACCGGGAAGCGCATCAGCACGCACGCGGTCGAGTGGCACATCCAAAAGTACGGCAACTTGGCCGACGCGATTGGGTACACCTACCAGCAGGACGGCCACAGCTTTTATGTGCTGATCTTTCCCAGCGCCGACACGACCTGGGTGTACGACGTCGCCACGGGCGCGTGGCATGAGCGTGCCGGCTGGGATAACGGCGCATTCACGCGTCACTGGTCGAACTGCCAGATGTTCTTCAACAACGAAGTCATCGTCGGCGACTATCAGAACGGCAACATCTACGCCTTTGATCTTGAGGATTACTCGGACAACGGCCAGATCCAGCGTTGGTATCGAACGTGGCGGGCGCTGCCGACCGGGCAAAACAACCTCAAGCGCACTGCGCACCACACGCTGCAGATTGATCTGGAGTCGGGCGTGGGTCTTACCGGTTTTACAACCGCAGAAACGATATACCTTCAGACCGAAAACGACGAGTACCTTGTAACCGAGTCTGATGATTACCTGATTTCGGATGATGTGACGCCTATAACCCAAGGCAGCGATCCGCAGGTCATGCTGCGCTGGAGCGACGACGGCGGCCACACTTGGTCAAACGAGCACTGGGCCGGCATCGGCAAGATCGGCGAGTATTACCGCCGCGTGTTTTTCCGCCGCCTCGGTATGACGCTCAAGCTGCGCGACCGCGTGTACGAACTGTCCGGCACCGACCCCGTAAAAGTTGTTATCGTGGGGGCTGAACTCATTATCAGCCCGACAAACGCCTAATGGCTACGTCGCCCAGCGCCAACCCCACGCCGATCACCCCGCCTCGGGTGCCGATCATCGACCCCCGCACGGGGTTGATCGACCGCGCTTGGTATCAGTTCTTTTTGTCGCTGTTTCGGGCGTCTGAAACCGCGCTTAATAGCCAAGACTTAGGCCCGCCAGTACAAGACCTGAGCGGCGACTTCGGCAATCTCTACGACCAAGCGCAGCTTGCGTCGATGATGGCGCGGTACGACGACTGCTGTCGTGTGCTGGAGCAGCGTCTGGATACGCTGCCGTCTGATCAAGCCGAGGGGCTACAGGCCCAGATTGACAACGTGCGTCAGGAGTTGCAGACGCTGCCCAACGACGCGCTGCAACCGCAAATTGCCGAGTTGCAAAAGCAGATTGAAGCATTGCAAGTTCAACCAATCGTTGACGCAGGGGCAATCAGCGCGGCCATCGCTGCGTTGTCAAGCGCTCCGGTAACGTACACGGCCAACTTCTCGGTTGCCAACGGCGAGACTTGGCTGATCAACAACAAGTCAGGGTCGTCCTGCACCGTGACGCTGCCGACTGCCAGCACCAGCACAGGCCGCACGTTGCACTTTCAAAATTACCAAGCGCAGACGCTTGTGTCAGCGTCGAGTAATGTGGTGCCGCTGGCCGGCGGGGCTGCGACGACGGCTATTTTGGAGGCTGTCGCCGGGGCAAATGCCACCTTGGTTTGTGACGGCACAAACTGGATAATGACGAAATACGACTCAAACAACGCGCTGCAACTTGAATAAGGAGCCAAATCATGACCGTAACCGTCAAAGTTTTTATCCCGGCCAAGATAGCCGAAGCTGCGCAAACCACGCAGTACACTGCTACGGGCGTGACCGCGCTTATCGACAAGTTCACCGCCACGAACTACAGCGCCTCGGCTGCGACGATCAGCGTGAACCTGGTCACGTCGGCCGACACCGCGGGAAACCAGAACTTGATTGTCAAAACCAAATCGTTGCAGGCCGGCGAGACGTACACGTTTCCCGAACTGGTCGGCGCGGCGCTTGCGCCTGGCGGGTTCATCTCTACAATCGCCGGCACGGCAACCGCCATCAACATCCGCGCAAGCGGGCGCGAGGTAACGTGACCACTCGGCTAGTACCCAACCGTAGCGAAGCCTTGCAAGTCGGTTACGCGGCTACGGATTGGTCACGCCCGATGGATTTTGACACCTACGCCGCAGCGGTGGCCGACTGGGACGTCAAAGCTATTGAGCGTGACGGTCAGTGCATCGGCGCGGCGTTTTTCAAAGACGACGAAGTACACGCTTCTGTGGCGCCTGAGTGGCGTAAGCGCTGGGCGACTAAGGGTGTGTTGAAAGAACTGTTTGCCAAGGACCGCGTAACCACCCGCGTGACGCCGGGGCATGAGTATATGAACGACATCCTCAAGCGATTGGGGTTCACTGAACAGCCTGACGGGATGTTCGTAAAGGAGGCTCATCATGGGCATTGAAGCCGCCATCATCGGCTCGGCAGTTCTGGGTGCTGCTTCTTCCCGAAGCGCAGCCAAGACGCAAGCCGGCGCCGCGCGGGACGCCGCAGACGCGCAACTGCAGGCCAGCCGCGAGGCCAACGCGCTGCAGCAGCGCATCTACGAAGAGAACATTGGCCGGCAGCAGCCGTTTCTGCAAGGCGGGACTGAGGACTACAACCGGTTGCGCTCGCTGATGAGCGGCGGGCCTGGTGCAGCGCAGAACTTCCTGCAGATGGACCCCGGCTACCAGTTCCGTCTGAGCGAAGGCATGAAAGCGCTGGACCGCCAAGCCGCGGCGCGGGGTGGGCTGATCTCGGGCGGCGCGCTGAAGGCCGCGCAGCGGTACGGCCAAGACCTCGGCTCGCAGGAGTTCGGCGCGGCGTACAACCGTCTGGCCGGGCTGGCTGACGTCGGCCCCCGCGCCGCAGGCGTGATGAGTGGTCTGGGGCAGAACTTTGCCGGTCAATACGGTCAGAACCTGATGGCCGGTGGGCAAGCCGCCGCGCAGGGCATGTTGGGCGCAGGGTCTGCACGGGGTTCCGCATACATCGGTGGTGCTAACGCGCTGACCGGAGCCTTGGGGCAGTACCTCAACTACACTCAGAATCAGAATTTGATGAACAGATTGCTGCCTGGTGGCGGCGGTGGCGGCAGTATCGGGAATTACCCGGTAATCCCCGATACCGGCATGTACCAAGGTTAAGGAGTAGTCATGCCGCTTGATCCTGTCATCGCCGGGGGGTTCCGAGGGCTGCAACTGCAGGACCCGTTGGAGCAGTATGGCCGCATCAGCCAGATTCAGCAGGCCCAGCAGCAGAACCAGTTGGCCGCGCTGAAGATGCAAGAGTACCGGCGCGGGGTGGAAACGCAGAACCGCTTGCGCAGCCTTGACCCAAGCGCGGCAAACTACATGACGGAAGTCATGCGGCTAGACCCCGAGCTGGGCTCGCAGCTCATGCTGCGGTCCAAACAACAGACCGCCGCCGAGCGCGCAGCCGCTGCGTCGGAAGCCGAAGGCCGCGCCAAGAATCTGTCCTATTGGCAAGGGCTGGCCCGCGATTCCGCTCGCACGCCGACCGACGATGTGGTGGCCGGCCTTGCACGCCGCGCTGTTGAACTGGGAGTTACAGACGAAGGCACGGCGTCGTCGCAGTTGCAGCAGCTTTTGGCTATGCCCCCCGAGCAACGCAGGCAAGTGTTGGCTCAGTACGGCGCTTCTGCTGCAGCACCACCAGCCGCCCCGGCTACACCTGCGGACGTGGCCACAATGCAAGCTCTTGGCTTTCCGCTTACGCAGCAGGGGTATGAACAATTCCGCGCCGCGCAGCGCCAGCCGCCAACGTATACGCCTTCTCCTGACATGCAAGGCTACGAGTTGGCCAAGAGCCAAGGGTATAAAGGCACGTTCTTTGACTACCAGCGTCAGTTGGCCGAGGCAAAACGCCCGCCCGCGCAGCCGCGTGAGCCCCGGGAACCGCCAGCGCCGATTCCTGTGGTTGACCCGGCCACTGGCCAAGTGAAGTATGTGCCGCGTGATCAAGCGGTCGGCATGACGCCGCCGCAGTTTATGGAGGGCCTGACGCCAAAAGAACGTCAGAAGCGCGAAGCGCTGTTCCCGAAAGCCAAGCAGGCGGTCGCCACGGTTGAAACTACGATGGGTGATCTTGTCGCGGACTTGGAAAATCTTGCTGCCCATCCCGGGCTTACTGGAATCACGGGCGTTGTCTACGGGCGCACCCCGAGTGTGACTCCCCAAGCTAGAGAAGCGCAGGCTTTGTACGACAAAATTGTGGCTCGCGGCGGCTTCTCGGAATTGCAAAACATGCGTGCGGCGTCCCCGACCGGGGGTGCTTTGGGTAACGTATCAAACGTAGAAGGCGCGCAACTCAAGCAAGCCTTCGCCGAAATTGGCCGGGAACAGGCTACAGAAAGCGTCAAAAAGGCGCTGTTGCGCGCGGCCGAGAACGCCAAACTTGTCAGGCAGCGAGCGCGGGAAGCGTTTGAAGACACTTACGAGTACCGGCAAAGCGGCGGCGCGGCGCCTGCACCCGCATCGCCTAACATCGACGCTCTGCTCAACAAGTACAAGTAATCATGGCGACCATCGAGCAACTCAGCGCCGCGCTAATCAAAGCCGACGCAGCCGGTAATGCTGCAGACGCGAAAGTGTTCGCTGACGAAATTCGACGGCTGCGGGCTACTGCCGCGCCCGCAGGCCCGATTCCCGGCGCAGCGTCTAGCATGGCTGCGCCGCCTGCGGTCAGCGAAGTGCCAATGGGCCGGCGCGCTATTCAGATGGTTCGCCCCACCGTCGAGGCACTTGGTAGTGCTGGCGGTGCAGTGCTGGGCACGCCGCTTGGGCCTGCAGGTATCGTCGGCGGCGCGGGGTTGGGTTACAGCTTGGCCAAGGGCGGGCTGGACATCGCCGAGCAGGCGCTTGGATATCAGAAGGCCCCTACCAGCGCAAAAGAGGCGCTGACCCGCGGCGCGGGAGACGTACTGGTTGGCGGCGCGATGGAAGCGGGCGGGCGCGGCATCATCGCGCCGACACTGCAGAAGGCAGGAGAGTACGCCAGCAAAGTCGTCAACCTCAAGTCAGACACCTACCTTAAGGCGTTGGAAGGCAAAGGGCAAGACATTCTGGACTTGCTGCGCGGGCAGCGCGCTGCCGTACCGGGCGCTGCGCCTGGTGCTGGCGAGGTGGCCGCGCCGGCAGGCAGCGCACGCTTCTCCCTCTTGCAGGCCAAGGCGCAGAAGGTGCCTTCGATGGTGTCGGAGTTTGCTGGCGCAGAAGCCCAGACTGCTGCCGCGCAGGCCGCGCAGCAGGGCCGTGCGCAGGCCAAGTTCGACGCCGCTGCAGCCAAAGTGCAGTCCAAGATGAATTCCGCGCTTGCGCCTTTGCGTCCGGAAGACGCGGGCGCTGCGCTAGTGGCCGGCGCAGAAGCCAAGCGCGAAGCCATGAAGAAGGGCGTCATTGAGCCTGCATACGCCGCAGCGTTCAAGGAGGCCGGTGACGCCAAGATCGACATGAGCAAGGTCATCGGCGAAGCCGAGTCGATTCTTGGCCGCAAGCTATCGGACTTTGACCCCAGCACCGCGCCGGAAACGGTGCGCAAGCTGTTGTCGCTGCAGCCCAAAGCGCCGCCCGCAAAGCCGCTGGGCGCAGGCGTTGTCAGCGGCAAGATCAAGCAGGCCGCGCCTGCTGCGCCGCCGCCCGAGGTCACGCTGCAGCAGTTGGACGACATCCGCAAAGCCGTCAACGTGGACATTGCTGCGGGGCGCACTTCAATGGACCCCGGCGCCGGGATGCGTTTGCGCAGCCTCGGCAAAATCCACGAAGCTATTGATGATGCGGTCAAGTCGTCTACCACGCTGTCCGACACGGCGAAAGCCGCGTATGACGACGCGCTCAACCTGTACCGTACCGAGTACGTCCCCCGGTTTAAGACCGGCATCAATGATCAGTTGTTCCGCGCCACGGCGTTGAACGAGCCCAAGATCAAGCCTGAAGACGTCATCACCAAGTACTTCCAGCCGCGCGGTGTCAGTGAGGCGCGCAACTTCGTCACGCTGTTCGGAGACGACCCAAAAGCCATGCAGACGGCGCGGGCCGGCATCGAAGATCTGTACATGCGCGAGGTCAAAGTACCCACGCCCGAGGCGCACGCGGCGTTCTTGCAGAAGTACGCCGACCCTATCAAGGTGCTGGACGATGCCGGCATGAACGTGCTGCAGCGCATCAAAGTGGTGGGGCAAAACGCCGCGCGGCTGGACAAGATCAATGAACTGGCCAAGCAGACCAACGTCAAGCTGTCGCCCCCGCTGCCGCCTGGCGCCACGGCTGACGCCGTGGAGCGCCGGCTGCAAATGTTGACGAAGGGGTTGTCTCCGCAAGAACTGTCGCACGTCAACGCAGTGCAGCAAGACCTTATCCGCCGCGGCGAATATGACCGACTGGTAAAAGCCGGGTCCGATGCGGGGATCGACATCAAGCAGATTGGCACGGAAACTGGCCGTGAGTTGGGTCTGCCTTTGCCGGCGTTCTTGAGCGTACCTTTGACAGTGTTCAACAGCGTGGCCAAACGTCTTATGCTCAGGCTTGACGACAAGTTGGCTATGGAAATCGCCCGCGAAATGACCGACCCCGGATTAGCTGCCAAGGCTGTCAAACAGGCGCTTGACTTGCAAGCCAAGCGGCAGGCCGGCGCAGCCACTGGCGCAGCAGCGCGCGAAACGCTTACGCGAGGTGCGATGATCGGTTCGGCCAACGCCCTCGCCCCCGAGTCCCAAAACCAAAACGCCTTAGCACCATGAGCGACATCGACCCCGTGAAATTCGGTCTGCTGATCGGCCAGGTCAAGACGCTGGAAGACCAAGTGGCAGCGATGCAGAGTGACATCAAGGAGTTGCTGGCCTTGGCCAACAAGGGCAAGGGCGGCTTCTGGATGGGCATGACCATCGCGTCCGCGTTTGGCGGCATCGTGTCTTGGGTC